CCATGTTAGAACTCTTTAATACCCAAATAAAATAAAAAACATAACACATTGAAAATCAATAATTGCAAAATTTAGTGTTAAACTCAGTGGTAAGTTTAGTACTAAATTTTTTTTGACATTCTCGCAACGATTGCGCGGACTGCCCCTACACTTATACGAAAATCTTCAGATAATATTACATACCTATCCATCTTCGGAGTAGTCATGTTCTTATAGCTTTCATATAGCTCTATATCACGGAATACAGTACAAGGAATATTATACCCTTTCTTGTATACCTCCCTCATTCCGGCTTCTATCTCTTTAAGTTGATCGTATACTATCATTCCCATTTATTTAATTCACATTTCTTGTCATCTTGTCTTAGAAGTGTCGATAATGGACAACCACATACATCACACTTCATACCCTCTACCTCTTGCAAGGTATAGTCAGGCATGAATTTCTGGTAAGTACCCTTTACAGCATGAGGACACTGAGCGCATATTTGCGCCCGTTCCTTTGCTTTTTTTTCTGTTTCTGGGTTAGGAAATAGGTAATTATCCCACCCTTTAAGTATTGCTTTTAATTTTATCATAACTGTTGAACTGGCAAGAAGTTAGTATTATTACCTACTACAACCACACTCTTTACCATACCCTCGGAAGTTCCTGCTGTAGCTCCTTCGTATGCCCCTTGTGTGGTTCCTGCTCTCGCTCCCTGGTACGAACCTTCTTGAGTACCCTCCAATGATCCTTGTTGAGTGCCTTGTAAAGCCCCTTCTCTTACCGCTTCTGTCAGCTCTGTAAAGTCTATATTAGCATTTACTTTAGCCTGTCTTACTATATCCCCTTGTGCGAAATAAAATGGTTTATTAACTCCTCTTCTTGTAGAGTTGTTAATAAGTTCGAGAATTGGGAAATATCGTGCAGTTGCTCTCTTGTTTACTACAAATTCACCCCCCTCCATTTCATAACCGCCAACACCCGCCACAGAGAAAGGCACTCCACCCTCTGCATGACTTCTACCACTAACAGGGCCACCTTCTGCATATTTAACCGTAGTACTCATTATCTTATTTACATTCAGAAATCCCATTGCTCCTGTTATCCCTGCCATAATTGCATTATAGGGAGGAGGGTATGCTGATAGTGCCTTGGTGATCCCTAAGTATGTATTAATGGTAGCTTCAGCCACCGCAGCAGCCTTGCCCACTGCTGTATGTTCTCCGAATAGCTGCTTGGCTTGTCCGAAGGTAGTACTTGCCAATTGCATTTTACTTTGTTCTACTTTCTTGCGTTGCTCCAATATTTCAAGATCATGTTTACGCTCAGTTTGCGTCCTCATTATTTGGTATTGGTCTTCTGTTATCTTCTTGTCAGCGAGGAGTTGCTCTATACCTTGCATTTCTTTGTCGTGTCGCTGGCTCATCTGCTCAGCTTCTATATCCCATTGGTACGCCCCTTCCTCTTGCATCTTAAGGAGCTTATCTTGAAAGTCTAACTCCTTCTGCACCTTCTCATCTTCTCGTTGTTGTTGCTTGAGTTGCTTGTCTAATTCAATACCTTGGTTATCATATTCCTGCTTAAGTTGCAACAATGCTAACTCATGCGCTTGCTGCTGTGCATAATCCCACTGGTTAGCTTGTTCTTTAATCTGCTTCTCTTTCTCCAACGCCTCCACCTTCATCTGATAGATAGTTGCTTGCCGTTCTTGTTCTTGTGTTACTATCTCCGCTGTCAGTCTTGCTTCCTTACCTATCTTAGATTGGTTCATTTGCTCATACAATTCGAGTTCCTTTTGTATGGCATTAATAGATAAATCAACCTTCGTATTAGCAAAGTCCTTCTCTAACTTGATTTTCTGTTCCTCATATTCTTGACGGCTTACAATTCCTTTCTTACGTTCTTCTTCAAGCACCGCTAATCTATCATTTTTCCCTTTTTCCTCTATCTGTAAGCGCTCTTCTAAGGATTGCGCTACTGCTGAATTACTCTCTACATATACATCTATTGCTTTTTTCTCCGCGGATAATCGCTCCTTGAGCATCTCCATATATCGCTTATTTGCTTCCTCTCGCTGTTTCTTCTGCTCATCCAACATTGCCTTATGTATCGTATTCACCTTGTTGTTTTGCGTTGTTTCAGCTTCTAACATGGCCGCTGTCTTTTCTGATAATTCCGCTTTCTTACGAGCCAACTCTGCCCTATCTGCATCGCTTGTGTCATTACTTGCAAATTTGAGGTTTAACAACTCTTGCTCTAATCCGTTTCGTTCCCTGGCCAATGTGTTAATACTCTTCTGTATCTCTATACTCTTCCTTGCTGCTTCCTCTCTCTCTTTAAAAGTCTTAGTAGTGTCCTCGGCTATCTTATTTTGTGCTTTAAATTGCTCCTTAAGAGCTGCTGTTTGCTCGATAAAGTCAGCTTCTGAAGCTGATAGTTTTTGATTTATCTCCTCGATCCTTGCTCCCCGCTCCAATGCTTCATTGATGGTATCTTTCATCTCCTTGCCCATCTGCTTCATTGACTCTATGGACTTCTTAACCTCTCCGGTCAAGTCTTTAACTCCTGTTACTGTCTGTAGTGTACCTTCACCGACCTGCTTGAGTCCTTCCTTTACATCCCCTGTAAGGATACTGCCTAAGCCCTTGAATACGTTCACCACCCCATTGATACGATTCATTACTTGCCCTTCAATGAATTTTAATAAGTCATCTAATATCTTCTTAGGATGGGTGAACGCTTCAACCAACGCCTTACCTACATTCTGCACTACTCCCCATAAAGTTTGAAATACTACCTTCAGTGGAGTTATTACCCTGGCAACCTTATCTATCCCCTCCTGTGTGCTTGTAAGATACGCCACAAGGCTACCTAATAGAACGATAATAGCTCCTAAACCCGTACTTACAAGCACTCCTCGGAATATCTTCATTGCTAAAGAACTCTTTGCTGTGGCTGCTGCTGTGGCATTCATGGCTGTTGCTGATGCCTTGTTGTAATTAATGTAATTCATGATGATAGTAGCAAGCCCTGACATTTTGGATTTCATGGATTCGAGGTTTGCGATAATACCATTTATGGATACCCCAAAGGAATTGTTATCCCCCAATGCGTCCAATATGGCTTGTTTGTAGTTACCTACATCTACTTGTGTGTTACCTATGCTTTTCTGTAGCTCCTTATATGCCTTATCTTGTTCTTGTATAGTAGCTAATAAGGCTTTACCTTCTGCGCTTTCTCTCTGCTCAGCTGACATTTCCGAATATGCCTTCTTGTTATGAGACAATGCCGCGGATAACTCCCTAATAGACCCAGTTAGGATTGTGTTAGATTGCATAGCTGCACCATTTGCGGCTACATTTGCCTGCATAATACTTTCATACGTACGCAAGTCCTTTTGAGTCTCCTTTTGTACAGCTGTAAGTTGTGATAGTTGTTGGGTATATTCCTCCACGGATATATTCCCCTCTGCGAAATTCTTCTTGAGTGCCTTCATCTCTTCGGCTATCTCCATGAGTTTCTTTCGTGTCTCTCCTGCCTTTTTAGTGACCTCGTCTACATCTATATCTAATTGTGCGATTGTTGTTGCCATCTTATATTATTCTATTGGTTCTATCTTAATTAATTCTACCACTGCTAATCCATGCGCCTTGAAGGTGATTTTGTTAGGTAAAAATATCCCTCCAAGTTGCATAATGTATATGCGCTTAAAAAAGTTGAATTGATGAATATCAAGCGCGGTTAGGTTCATCTCACATGTATATACTCGCATGTGATTGAGTACATTATTAAAGTTACCATAATAAGACTCTATGAGATTATTCCATCGCAAGTTCAAAAATGATGCATGGCAAGGAATAAGATGAAAATTGTTTATATTAACATCATCCCCTTTTATTGTCCCTTCATCTTGAAACAGCAATTCATCCGCGGTAACATTGAAGATGTGAAATCTATTATCTTTTGGTTTGTAACTTATTTTCACTCCTCCACCTTCTTCTTTTACTTCTTTTTCCCAGAAGTGAAACTCTTCTAATACATTACTATCGTATTGAAGTTTCTTTGATTTTTCAATATCCACCCCCGCAAAGAATTTACCCTCTCTTTCCTTATTAAACGCAAGTAGGTCATCATTTATCACCATCACCCCATCTGCTCCGAATTGCTTATTTTCTTGCTCGTCATACTTCTTATATAGGAAATGATTACGCCTTGCATAGGATGCTGTTGGTACATGAAATTCTAAATTTGTAACCCTTACAAATTGCTCAGTCCAATCTATTAGAGGAGCTTCATTAAGCCTTTCATCTACAGTAAAGAAATGTTGTACAGGGTCGTCTATATCTAATTTCATAGGAGTAAGCCCAAACATAATCATCAACTCTTTGAATAGGTCTAACATAGAGAGGTCGGATACCATCTTATTAACATTCTGCATAGAGGTTTGTTCGATTTTAAATCGTATCTCAGGAGTTCCAATATATGTATCTTTAAGTCTACCTCCTGCTAACAATAGCCTTACAAATACTCTATCATTAGCCGAAAGTAAGTCAGGTATTTTTATAGAGAATACCCATCCATTAGTATTAGTGTTTCTAAACTCTTCTATATATATTCCTCCTGTACTTCCCTTACATATAGGGGTTACATCATCATTCTTATATATTTCTATGTCTGGTCTTAAAGTGGAATTACCTTGTATCCTACCTGAAATCACAAAATCCCAAGATCCAGTACTATCTGATGGCATTTGCAAGAAGGGAGTTTTATTTTCAACTTTGTTAAAATAAGAGGGGTGACGAGGGTTGTTAATTGTTAGATAGGCTTCTACTGCTTCTAATCCATCTGCTTTTTTAGAGGAGCCTCCTTCAATATTAGTCTGCTCGAACTGTACTAACACCCCTTTTGGCTCTCCTGTGTTAAGTACCTGAGAGGTAGTAATGAATAAGGTTTTGAACATTTTGGAATCGAAAAACGATCCTTCAAACCTTTGCCCCGACATTCTCATTACTTCTTTAAAAATCCACATAACATGTATTGCGGGTGGGCAGTAGTAGAAGTTATAAGCCCCATCTATTAAGGTATCTCCTCCATATTCAGCCACTGGATATAAGTATCCTGTATTATAATTATCCTCGCGGTCTCTGATAGTCTCTAATGCATAAGTTTGAGAAGTACTTGTTATTACATCTGCATTCTTGCTATGGTTCAACTTATTTCCTATTATATCGGATAACTTATACAAGTTCAACCAGTGGTAAACATCTTTCGTTTCTTCGTGAAATGCAAATTTGTATGTATCATTATACACTCCCATAAGGTAGCCCCTGGCGTGTCGTACAATTGGCACGCCCTCCACAAGTACTTCTACTTCTTCGTAAGCTCTTTGAGGTCGTCCACTTACACTACCTACCATGCCAGCATAATCGAATATCTCATTGTTGTTGGTGCTCATAGGTAGGTACATAACATCTGAGCATGAAAATTGCCGTGTGTCAAATGAAAAGAAGTTAGCGCATTGCATATTCCAAGTAAACTCATCATTGAGCAAGTCGGCTTCTTGTCCATCTATAATTAATCTTATCATCTTTTTGTTATTATTTGTTGCAATCTGTTCTCTACGTTCTGCCTAATAGTCTTATAATATAGGCTGTAAAATACTACATTGTAAGGTAATGCTTCTATTTGTTCGTATCTCAGGACATCACCTTGTGCCATTGTGTCAATAGTGGCAAGGTCGTTGAATGGCTGTAACTGCTCTGCTCCTGCTTGTTGTAGCTGTGCTTCGTATGGGCTTGGTTCTCCTTGGAAAGCCTTATACTCTTGTTCAAGAACTCGCTTTACTTCATTAGTTAAGTGCTTGATACACGCATAAAAACGATACACATTCATTCTTGATGGGTGCTTTATCTTATATACCTTCTTGAATGCTTCTGTAACTTGAGAGAGCTCCCCGTTACTCATTAGGTCTATTATCTCTCGCACTTCTCCCCACGTGAGGTCTGTTATATGTTCTATGCCGTGCTTTTTCTTCCATCTCCAAAAGCCTCGATAAAAGAAAGGCAAAGGCTTAACCACTTCTAATAATAGAGTAGTTTCCTTTTGCCTTTCAGTTGGCATGAGTAGATATTGTAGTAGTGTCATCTGAATATTGGTTTAAATGTCTTTTTTGGTTTTAAGTCAAAGTATTCTCGCATGAGTATCATGTCACGATAATCAGGGCTTCGTCCTATGTTCTGTTTTATTGTATCCTTGTTAATCACTGACAACCTTTGCCCGTCCTTGTTGTCACTCTTTATCTGTTCCAACTCTTCTATAATAAGCTCTTTTGTCTTCTCTGATAGCTCAGCGCTAATATATATGCCGTTATTATTGATACGCTCGGCTAACTTATACAAGCATTGCGTTTGCAAGTTCTTGTAGCTGGTAGCTTGTCCATTCTCATCAAGAGGGGAGCTGTTGTTCTTAAATCCAACAATACCCGTGTTATCTACTACCCCTCCTCCTACACCATCCTCGTCAGCGATACAATTCCCCTTGGGTATATTATATCTCATTCTTAGGGTGTGTATAAGTCCTTGTACCTCCGTCATTGCTGATATAGCTAATGTGTGTATCTCTATTAACTCCCATCCCCTCCATACACCTATAACACACAAGTCAGAGCCAAATCGTGCTATATCCGCGGATAGGTACATTTCCTTATCTATAGGTATTTGGTCATTCTCAAATATAGCCAGTATCTTATCATAGTCACATAAAGCATTAGGATCATCATCATATTCCCATAGCCCATGCAATAATCGCTGTTTTTCCGCCCCCCGTAATGTACTTTCTAAGTTCTGAATATATTCTTTTGGTAACATCTTATTGTCATACGGAAGGGCCTGAATAAATGCCCTTCTCTTATCAAGTGTACCATCTTTGTAAGGCGTGTAAAATTCCTTATATAGAAAATTCTTAGAAGGATTAGCAGTGATGAGTAATTTACCTTTCAAGTTATACTCTCTATTCTTCCATCTACCTATTGATATTTTGAGGTTTGAATAACTATCATAATCAAACTCCCCGCCCTCTTCTATCCAACCACGTGTAAATTGCATTGACCCCAATCGTTGGTATTGTGGATCACTTGGTAAGTACCTGCAATCTAATAACAACACTCTTGAGCCGTTGAATAGCTCAAAGTAATTATCCTGCCCATTGTATTTCCACGCTTCTTGTGGTATATTCCATCCATTGAGTACTTCGTGAATGCTTGGTATTGTAAATCGTCTCAAGTCATTCAATTGCTTACGAGCGATAAAGTACTGTGTGTTTGGATACATAAAAGCATCGGCAAATATCAAAGAGCAACCAATAAAAGACTTCCCCCCTCCCTTGGCTCCTCCATATAGCACCTCGTCAATATCATTATTAGCCCACGCTTTACCACATTCTTTTTGTTTGCTGTTTCCATTACTATTAAACTCAAGTACTACATTACGCATAAGTGATTATTTAATTATTATCCCAGTTACTTGGAAAGGCTGCAAGTCCTTCCCATCCTTACCCGTTACCTCTTGCTTACTTCTTAAGTTCCAATCATCAAACTTGCGCTCAATTATCCAAGCGTACTTCTGCCATTTATCATCATCGCTTTGGAGCTTTTTAAACAAGTTCTTTTTTTGAATGGTTAGGGCTTTTTTATAAAGGCGCAAAAAATCAAAGTATAAATTATCTTTTATTTCTCCTGCCTTCCAACTTTCAAATGTTCTATCTGCTACTTGTTGCTTTTCTTCAACCAAATCATTAGTAAGCATTCTTAGTTCATCATCTGTTAGAATAATGGCGTTAATATCTTCATTTACTACCTTCTTAAATGCTTCTATCCAAGTAAGGAGCTTTGTTGGTCTTCCTCTTGTTTTTTTGGTTTCTGTACTTGATTTAGTTTTTTTCATAGTGTATATAATTTAACAATGATTATTGTATATATTTTTTTTCATCTCTTTTTCAATAATCTCCTTAAACTCGTCAAAGCTGTAGCATACAGCGTAAGTATGTCCGAGTGTTTCGGCAATTTTTTGAAACTCTTTTTGGTTGTCAGTTTGTTTGTTCCCTTTGACTTTCATCTCGATATAAAGGCTTTTACCTTGTGGGAACATTATTACTAAGTCAGCCACTCCCGCTAATACCCCCTCAGCCTTGAGGCGTTGCGCTTCTCGAACGTTTCGACTTCCACCATTAGGGACGGCGTAAATAATGAGGTGAGGGTATTGGTATCTGAACCATTTTACACAGGATGTTTGAAGGACACTCTCTTTCTGCATGATGATTTGTTAATTATTCATAGCGCAAAGATACAAAATATATTTCAATTACAAGCAAATTTTTAAATATAACTAATTGAAAATAAGCGTGTTTACAGGTGTAAAATACACCTGCAAAACACACCTATTTTTTACATTGTCATTTGTTAATTACTCGTAAAATACTACCTTTTCTAACTTATTAGCTACAGCATACTCAATTCTTGCCCCTTGGCTCTCTTCCCAACCTTGTAACATATATATTCCCTCACAATCTATAAGGTCGATGATGTCTTTGGCTATATGATTCTCCCATGGGTCATGTTCGGATAGTCCGTTACAAAAAGGATTGGTAACCTCATGTCCTAATGATTGGAGCTTGTCAGCTACATCACTGAACCTCTTACGAGTATGAGAGAGGTCTGTCCCGCTGATTTTCCCTGAGATGTAGATTTTCATTTTAATTGCTCTTGTTTATAGGTTTTTATAAGTGCCACTACGAGGGCTTCGAGGGCTTCGTAATAGTCAGTTTCCCATCCGTCTTTAGGTTCGTTTTCTATAATAGGAGGTTCTATCATTTCATTGTAAAAACTCCAATGTATCCACGTGCCTTTGTCGTCAATATTTACGTGGTAATAATGTTTCTTAAACCAAGCTAAGACCTCAGTCCACGTAGGGAGAGAACACTTGATTTGATACTTATTGCTATTGTATCCCTCAAGGTCTGGATAGCCGTTTTCGTTATTATAGCAGTCTACAAGATTAAGGTGATTATCCCAATAGAAATAACAATATTCATTAAAGCCTATTTCTTTGAGTTCTTTGGCTATCTCCAATGAGACAAGCCAAGTGGGGTAGTTGTTATTTTTCATCTTTGTCATTTATTTTTTGTGATAAATATCCTAAAATAATGATTAACATAGGTACGCTGAATATTACCAACCCTACTATTATATAATCCTGCAAAGTATCGTTAGAATTGTATATTCCTTGTGAATCTCCTTTTTCTGTGTGCAAATTTTTATTATTGTTGTTCCTCCTAATATATGTAGGGCGAGGTATATATGTACTATACATAAAAGTTTTATTTGTATTTTTCATCTTTCACAAATTTACCGTTAATCATTTTTCCAGTTCTGTTTTTTATCTCGTTGTAGGCGATATTTAAGCACTCAATAGGGTTTAAATTACTATATTCACACAATAAATATACAACAAAAAGAACTTTTTTTAAATTCTTCTTATATAAGTATTCAGAATCAATATCTTCTAAAAAATTAAATATTAGAACATTTAATCTTTTTATCATTCCAAAAGGGGTTTGTTCTCTTTGCGGTATAATATGTTTCATATTATTAATTGAACTTAAGTAATACATTTCAAAAGGGAGTACAAAATCTTTCTGGCTCTTTTCATAGAAAAAATGCACATTTATAAGAGTGATGAGTAAATCACCAATTGCATCTGTTAGAGCTTCTTTATCATCTGTAAAATAAGCCTCTACAAGCTCATTAAACTCCTCTCTTGATTTAAAAAGTTGTTTTAATACATTTCCTTTCTCAAATATACCTCTTTCTTTTGCCCACTCTTGGATAAGTGGGGAGAGTTCTTGGATTGTTTTCATTGTTTTATAAATTTTAATCGTTTTGCTATGAGTTCTACTATATCCACGGTTACGGCGTTGCCTATGAGCTTGTATCGTTGTGTCTTTGAAATGCGCCTTATTTTCCCGTTATAATCGCCATATTGTGTCCAGTTGTCAGGAAAACCTTGCAGGCGTTCGCATT